AAAGAACTTGCAACTAGAACATTTAATAAAATGCCTGAAGAAGATAGGGTTAGGGCGTTAGATCAATACGAACTGATGCAATCTAAACTACCCGAAAAAGATAGACAACCCTTTGATATAAAGAATGGTAGTCATCTACTAATGCTAAAGGCTTTGGATGAGGCTCTAGGACAGGGTGATACATTCAACTAATAAAGTAAGGGGGCAATTAAGCCCCCTTTTCTTTTACCTATTGTCACCACTACCACCAATAGTACCGTTAGCTTTACGCTTAGATAACTTCAACTCATTCTGACTAGCTATATAACCTAGTGTTAATTCAAGATCAGTGGCTAGTGCGGCACAGTACCACAGTACATCACCAATCTCCTTAGCTATAGCATCCCTGTCCTCAGATGTAAACACCCCATCCTTATCACGTAAGACCTTCTTAACTTTTCCTACAACCTCCCCTGCTTCATTTGCAAGGCCCATTGTAGGATAGATAACTTTGTAGGCATCATCATAAACTGCTGTCTTTGATGCTGATCGTTGGTACGAATTAAAATCAGACATGCTGTACTTGCCCTCCATGAATTTCTTTACGTCCTTCTCTAAGCTGTTCATTCCTTATTACCTTTGTTAAATTATCTTCGTAGGATTTATTATACCCACGATCCCACTCACGATACTGCATAGTATCCTCATTAAATGGGTTGACTTGACCACCCCGCTTGAATGCGGAGTAGCCTTGCTGGAATTGAACCTTGAGGGGTGCATCGTACTTGCCTAACCCCCTAGATTTACGTGTCATAATCTTCATTACGCTACCTCTAATTCTTTTACGTTAATTAGTTGTGCTTCCACATAGGGTACGTGATAGAATTGCTCACCCTTCATTATGTTTCTGCCTCTGGCTTCCTTTAGTTTATCATCTGTAAGCTGTGTGCTGTCAATACACCATGCTTGTTTCATGTCCTCACGAAATACATAGAACTTTAGATTGCCTTTGTGCTTACTTAATAGTTTCTTCTTACGTTCTGGTATACGTATCTCAGTCCAGTGCGTAGGCCAATCACCCTTCCATGCTGCCTTCACCTCTGCCTCATTAAAGTATGTCTCACCATCCATCTGTGTAACTAAGTCTGCATCATAAGACTCTTCACTGTTTACAACGGTGTGTCCTTCTACCTCTAGGTGTTTGATTAAAGTTTCTTTTGCTACACCATCATACTTGCCGTACAGATTGTGAGAGAATGGTTTTCTATATGCGGTCATGTGATTATTCCTCAACAGTTACTTTGGATTTCATTTCATTTACTTTGACTTGCTGAATACTAGACACACAGTTACGCATATGATCTAGTAGTTGCAAGGTATTATTGCCTAAGCTAAGTACATCTAGGATAGGTTTGATGTCTTCATCTTCACCGTCTACTTCGTATTCTTCATTGTCAATAGTTATTTTCATGTGTGTACTCCTCCTGTTTTTGTAATGTATCATAGGTATTTCTACGTGTCAAGCACTATGCGTCTATATCCTTTGGTATTTTAACACAGACAGCATAGTACTTTGCATTTGGTGTAGGGCTTTTGTCTCTTAGCATCTTTGTATTTGTGGTTCTTACTAGTTCACAAGTATCTTTATCTGGGAAAACCATGTTAGGTGCTTGAACTGAGTATAATCCATTTAACATTAGTACTACTAAGTATACATACATTTCATTACTCCTTCCTAGAGTTAGGTTATGTCCACCATTTCACATACGTCACCAGTACATGCCATAGTCTGCATACCTGATGTATTGTCTGTCTCTTCATAGGATGATAGCTTACCCCAATCAATAGCCTTTGGCATGAGGGATAGCAGGTTGCGGTACTTTGTCACATCTACATCTTGATAGGGTGCTTGCTGATACGTATGCTCATTGAAGGGCAGAAACGATACACCAGACATCTCATCGAAGTGCTTGTATACAAATGCACCCACTTCAAACCATTCGTCTGCCTTGACGTTGATCGTTACGCTAGGCTTATGCTCACACCAGTGACGCTGATACATCAGCCACATCTCTAGTTGCTCTAGTGCAGTCATGTCAGCGGTATGAATAGCACCATCGGGTGACTTCATGGGGAAGCTGAACACTGTAGTCTGGTCAGGCTTCATAACGTCAGCCTCACTAGGGATGCCCTGATCAATCATGAACTGTGTCAGAGGGTCTTTGTTATCGCCCCTAACAGTTCGTATGTAATAAGGAGAGTGACGAGCATGAATCCCAGACGCACTATCCACCAACTGTGAGACAGTTCCGCTGGGCTTAACGCAAGTAATAGCAGTTGCGACAGGTATACCAAGGCGATCAGCCCACTCAGCATTAGTAGAAACAGCAACATCTTTTAAGTACTCCAATGTATCAGATAGTCCATTATTAGCCATTGTCATTAGTGGGTTGTCCATTATCCCCGTGAGAGACACACCAAGCAATCGCTCTGCGGCTGTGTTCGTGTTCCACACTTTACGCAGATAGGGGAAGTGGGTGTAGGTGCTTTGGATTGTACCCAAGATAGTAGCGATGCGAACTTTACGTGCAATGTCTTCCAGACCATCTGTAGCACGGATGACAACCTCAGATAGATTACAGAATTGGTTAGGCCGTAAGATGATTTCCGAACAAGGGTTTGTTCCGAACTCGTAGCAAGTCTCTCGTCTTCCATTCTTTGCTGCTTGCTTAATCGAAGCTTCTCTATTAAATATACCACGTTCCCCGCTCCCACTTTCCATCAGTGCTGTCCACTCACGCATGAATGCAATGCTGTCAGGCTTCTCTGAATATGATACAGAGTTATTAGCCAACGCACGATGGGCTGCATTGTCCCACCAGTTACCTGACTTAGCATGACGCATACGATCATCACTAAGATTACTCAATGAAATCATAGCACTACGGCGTACACCACCTACCACTACTACCTCACCAATCTTACACATCAAGTCATGGCATTCAATGCTGGACAGCTTAAGTCCTGATGCACCCTTGAATGTAGTGACAGTAAAATTAAACAAGTCGATCAGTGGTGCTGGGCCACTAGCTCTACCACCAAAGGTCTTGAGTCTTTTACCAGCAGCACGTACCTTACTAACATCCCACTTAGGGATTTCGCCAGCCCATAGGAGAGCCAACACTTGACGCAGACCTTTAGCCCAACCTTCCTTACTATCCTTGATGACAACTGTAGTATCGCTATCGAAAAGGGTAGGTATATCAGGGAGCTTACTGATGAACTGACGCTCAACACTGAAACCAACCCCCGTACCACAGAGCAAGATGAACATAGCCTCATCGAAGGACTTAGGGTCATCTACGGGTAGATAACTACAGTTATACATACAAGTATTGTCACGTTCTGCTGCCTTACCTGCTGTCATCATTGATCTCATGGATGGCATTACTTGTAGGCTCAACAGGTGATGACGGATCAAGTCAACTTCAGCATTATGTCCGTTGCTATTATCATCTTCTAATACAGGCTTGATAATATTATCTAGGTATCGTTCAACTGTCTCACCCCATGTCTCACGCCTTCCTTCACTGTCTAGCCACCGTGCATAGCGGCTGGTAGCAATGAATGTCTGGTAGTCTGTTGGTAGGTAGTTACTATTCATCTGTTGTGATCCTCATTTTGCTTATCGTAATACCATCTATGTCATATATGTATGCATACAAGGCTTCATTAATCTCTTCTTCTAAACTACCATCCACTGGTACAGGATAGTCATCTTCATCTATTTCTAGGGACATAAGAACTCTAGCAATCATCTTGCTCAAGCTCTATGATTAGTCGGTCAATGTACCAACGGGCTTTCTTCAAGTCTTCTACGCCATTCTTGTAAGGCCAACGCCAGATATACTTGAAGGCATTCTGCCAGCAGTACGCATGATGTGGCTCTACGTATGATCCTTCTGACATAGCCCTCATTGCATCAATGCATTCAATACCACCAGAATTATACTGTGGTGGATTGTTGACTACATCTTCATCAACAGTTTGTTCTAGTACCCATTTAGTCATCATGCATTACCTCTTGTCTTAGTTGTTAGTGTTAGTGTTAGAACATTACCATTGGAAGTATACTTAGGTTCATCATCTTCTTTCTCAGGCAATTCATCATCAAGTCTGTGTAGTACGTAGTGGTGCAGTGCATCTCTAACGTATTCATCTTCCTCAATGACAGGTATAACAGAACATAACATGCTGCACAAGTGGGAAAGATATGCAAAGTCCTCATCGTTCAAAGGATTATCTGATGATGCTACTAGTCCTACAGTTACATCACCATCCCAGTTACCATCTTCGTGAAACGGTGTGATACGAATCACAAAGTCTTCTTCTTTTAGGTCAGATAAAATATCAGATACTTTCATTTACTTTCTCACTATCTTGTCATAAGGGAAACTGATTAACTTTAGTTCTATAGCCTTGCCCTTTTCTTTCAGCCACGGTAGAGGAACAATCCTATCGTAGTACAAGAAACCTTTTGTATCACACCATGATGCATAGGTACTCTTTGAACCTTTCCTTAACTTGCTCCTACTATTACTGAAGACAAAGCGAATGTCAAGGGAGGGATGTTGTTTTTTTATAAGCTGATGCTTACGTCTGTCCTCTGATGTAAACAAACCCTTAGACTCTATGATGATACCGTTAGGTAGTACAAAGTCTGGGGTGTAGGTGCGGTATGCTAAGTCCTCCCATTCAATTTTCATTGACTCATATGTGGCAAGTACACCCTGCTCTTTTAGATACTCTGCGAGTTTAACCTCAAGCCCACTACGATACCCTTGTTTTCTAGCTGCACGATAGCTCTTGCCATTCATTGTATTAGAAGTCTCCGACCTTTAGGGTTGAGTAGTCACCCCAACCTGTAGCATAGTCACCAGTTAGGTTTGCTTCCGCAACAGTAACCAGTGTTTCTTTTACTTTCTCCAAAGACTTCATCATCAACTCAGGTGATACCTTGTGTAAGTGTGCCACGTAGGGGGCAGTCTTTTCTATAGCAATGAAGCTGAACTCTTTAGCCTCTAGGCCAGCCAGTTTACAAGTATACAAATAGAAAGCAGCTTGTATATGATAAGCGTACTTACCCACCTGTTCTGCAAAACCCTTTGGCGAAGCGTCGATAGTAGTCTTGATGTCAAATATCTGCCCTGTCTCTGGTATGTATAAATCGGGTCGTGTCTTTAGGTTTAGTCCACTGTAAGGATCATTTACAAAGACACTACTTTCTGTGATCCTTCCTTCATGTGTTAGTAGCTCATTACATATAGGGTTGTCAAGTGCTGAGTGACACATTTTATTATGGACATGGTACTCAACCTCAGTGAGAACTACCTCATCTTCTTTCTTGTTGGCATACATTTCCTTGAACATCTTAGATACCCTAGTCTTTGGGCCTTTGAATACTAGGTCACGATCTGGCTCAAGTAGTGTGGCATGTACTGCACTTCCTAATGCAAATGCTGGGCTATCACCCAA